ATCCTGTGGACGGCAAAGTGCATAGATACTACACAGATGGCGTAATAGTTATTAAAGAAGGCGAAACAAAAGCGAGGTACATTATTGAAATTAAACCGTCAAGTCAGCTCAAAGTGCCAGTCAGAGGAAAGAAGCGGCAACAAACTGTTTTATATGAGAATCTTAGATATATCCAGAACCAATCCAAATGGAAAGCTGCTAAAACATGGTGTGACAAACATGGTTATAAATTTTTAATCTTGACTGAAAAGGAACTAGGACTAAGTAAAAAGTAACAGAAAGATATAAATAATAATATGGCTCTTCGTCTAATAGTTGAAACCCCTCAAGATAATTCTGACTTCGAATATATCTATGAGGAGAAAAATCACAAAGAACCTTCAAAGCTTTTTATCTCCGGGCCTTACATGATGTGTGAAACAGTCAATAAGAACAAGCGCATTTACTCAAGAGATGACATGGTGAGAGAGGTGGGTCGTTATGTGGGTGAAATGGTTAACACAAAGAGAGCCATGGGTGAACTCAACCACCCTGAGAGTGCTGATGTCAATCTGGCCAATGCATGTCACCTTGTTACATCTTTGAAGATGAATGATAATTTTGTTGTTGGCAGATCACAAGTGCTCTCTACACCTTCAGGTAAGATTGTTGAATGTCTCATTAAGGATGGTGTTAAGGTTGGAATGTCTTCCCGTGCACTTGGTGAGCTCAAGGAGGAGAATGGTGTTAACAAGGTCAATAACATGCGGTTGATTGCAGTTGACTGTGTTGCAGATCCATCGTGCCCAAAAGCTTTTGTTAATGGTATTTTGGAATCTAAGGAATATGTTCTCAAGGACAATGGAGAGCTTCAGGAATTTTATGATAAATTTGAAAAGTCAATTTCTAAATTGCCTAAACATGATGTGGAGAGCTTCCTAAAAGAACAATTCATTAATTTCATAAGAAAAATCAAATAAATAGATAAATATCATTATGAGCGACAAAAATAACAATAAAGGCGTAGAGCATAACATTCTTGCATTTATTAAGAACATTTCTCAAAAAAATTACTCTGAAGCAAATAAATACTTACAAGAGGTACTTGATTCTAAATTAAAGAATAGAATTAAAACATCCTCAGAGAATAAATTATATTAACATGAGCACAATCATAGACGTACTAAAAGAAGCAACAAAAGACATTCTTTCTGAAGAAACATTGAAAGATATTGAGACAGTATTCAACACCTCAGTAAATGAAAAAGTTGAATTGCATGTAAATAAAGCTCTAACAGAGCAAGATGCAGATTATGCTTCTAAGCTAGAAAAGCTTGTTGAAGCCATTGATAGTGATCATACTGACAAGCTCAAGAAAGTTGTTGAAGCAATTGACACAGATCGTGCAAACAAGCTCAAAGCTGTTGTTGAAAAGTATGAAAATGCTCTTAAGAATGAAGCTAGCAAGTTCAAAGGAACACTAGTAAATAACATTTCCAAATATCTAGAACTTTATCTAGATGAAAAACTACCTGTTACAGCTGTTAATGAAGCTGTAAAAAACAAGAAAGCTCAAAATGTTCTTGAAGGTATTAGAAAAACTCTCGCCGTTGACATGGCATTCTCCAAAGATAGCATCAAGGAAGCCGTTGTTGAAGGTAAGAACAGACTCGATGAAGCTGCAAAGCAGCTTGAAGCCTCCAATGCGAAAGCAACAGCTCTTGAAGAAGAGCTAACAAAATTAAAGGCAGAACTTACCCTTGAACAAAAAGTTCAAGGATTAGATGAAGAAAGAAAAACATACGTAAAGAAGATGTTTTCTGGAAAATCTGACAAGTTCATAGCTGAAAATTTTGACTACGCAGTGGGGCTTTATGAGAAGTCAGAAGAAGAACAAGTTGATTCACTAAAAGAAGAAGCAGTAAATGATGCTGTTTCTGCCAAGGTGGATCGTCCTGTTATTGCAGAGTCTGTAGCCAAGCCAGTTAATGAAGACCCTGCCTTCAATAATTACCTATCTGAATTAGGTAAGTACTAATTTCTCTGAGGCATTAAGCCTGAACAGAAACAATAAGGTCGACAATTTACAAAGGAAATACATATTATTATGTCAAAATCTATTCGTCCTTCGCAGTCTTACATCAGTGAAGATCGCGCTAAACTATTAACAGAGAAGTGGGCTCCAGTATTGGATTACACATCTGCTAATGTTGCAGCAATCGAAGACGACCATACTCGCTTAAACACCGCTATCCTCTTGGAAAACCAAGAGAAGTGGTGCATGGAGTCTAACACTGCCGGTCCCGGTTCCACTCTTGGTTCTTGGACAGATGTTGGGAATCAGTTCCCTTCACAAAACGACAGCGGTTACGCCCCAGGTGATTACCGTCTTCCAAAGATCCTCATTCCGATGATTAGACGTACCTTCCCTGAGTTGATCACTAACGAAATCGTTGGTGTTCAGCCCATGAGTGGTCCAGTTGGTCTTGCCTTCGCCCTCCGTTATAAATACGAAGGTGCCGCTCTTGGCTCACAGATCAACAGTGGTGACGCAGCTCCTAACGTCAGTGGTCCCGTTGGTGGTCCTCAGTCCCAGTCTGATGGTGCAGAACTCGGTTATCAGTATCTAGATTCTAGATTCACTGGTACCTCTGCTTCCAATCTTTCTGGAAACTCAGACTTCTCAATGGTTGCTAGTGATCAGGGTGTTGCTCAGTTGCTTGCCAACTTTGAGCTCACATCCAAGATCCCTCAGATCGTAGTTAGCTTCGAAAAGACAGCCGTTGAGGCTGGTACTCGTAGGCTCGCTGCCCGCTGGTCCGTTGAACTCGAGCAGGATTTGAAGAACATGAACGGTATTGATATCGACACTGAGCTCACAAACGCTATGTCTTATGAGCTACAGGCCGAAATCGATCGTGAAATGATCATCAGAATGATCCAGACAGCTCTTAACGGTGGCTTTGGCCGCGGTTATTCTATCTGGTCTCCTGCTTCAGCAGACGGCCGTTGGTTGGTTGAACGTAACCGTGACTTCTATCAAAGGCTCATCATCGAAGCTAATCGTATTGCCGTTCGTAATCGCCGTGGTAGCGCCAACTTTGTTGTTGCTACTCCTCGCGTTTGCGCAATCTTGGAAATGCTCCCTGAATTTCAGTGGGTACCAGTCCAGGGCAACGTTAATACTCAGCCCGTTGGAGTCGCAAAGGTTGGTACTCTCGCTGGTAGATTCAATGTATATCGTGACACACGTACAGAGGCACAATTTGAAGCCGCTGGTGGTGGAAACTACGCCGGAAACGCCGCAGCTCCCGTCACCCGTAATGCTCGTCTTGAGTACGCCCTATTGGGCTACAAGGGACCAGAGTTTTACGACACTGGTATCATCTATTGCCCATACATCCCTGTCATGGTACAAAGAACAATTGGACCCAATGATTTCGCTCCCCGTGTTGGTCTCTTGACCCGCTACGGTGTTGTCGATAACATCTTTGGTGCCAACTTGTACTACCACGTTATCATCCTGCAGGGTCTCGGCACTGCGTTCCAGCCTGGAACACAATCAGTCTACTTCTAAAAAAAGTAGTCGGGATTCAGAAAAGAAACAATTTCACCTGGTACGTCCCAGGAAATTTAAAAAAGGGCCTCTTGCGGGGCCCTTTTTTTTTGTTGAATTATAAAAATAAAGGCACAAGAGAATAAATATTTTTGTATGTCTGTAGATTACGTTAGCACTGCACCATGGAATGATCCATTTAACCCTTTTACTGCATATTCTACATTGACTGTTACTGGCACAGGATGGCCTACCATCACACTCACATTGACAGGATTCAATCCTGCAGGTGGCCTGGAGAATGATGCAGCATTTTCTAACATAACAACACCAGGGTCTTGGCCAGATAACATAGGCACTATAAATGTCATATATATCACAACACAAGGGTATGATTTGAGAAATACACCTCCCTTTGTGGGTGAAGGTGGTGGATTTCAGATACAGAATTATTCTGGTGCTTCAAATAGATATTTGGCATTGATGGGAGGCACAGGAGACACAGGAGGCAATGTGTATAACTGGATTCTGATTGGCTGGTATCCAGAGGAGCCAGCTATAAATCCATACCCAGTTATCTACCGGGATAAATCAATTGCGCGCAACAGAACCATTCTCAAAACAGCTGCCTCTCCTGCTCAAATTGCAGATTGGGGCAATGCATATTATGGTTATGCATGGCAAGCTGCAGGTAGTGTTAACAGCCAAGATGGAGGCATTGTGGTGCCTCATCTGACCATATCTGCAGGCACAACAGCTCCTTGGGAACTGAGAAGAAGAAGATTATTAGAGATAGCGTAAAATAAAGGCACAAGAGAATAAATATCTGTATGGCTCTACTAACATCTTCACTGTCTTCACAGGCTTCTAATAATAGCACATACAACCCAGTTAACTCTGCTTTCACTGGCACTGTTACTGTTTCAGGTCAAATTGATCCTGGATTCAATGGTTCTTTATCTGGTAGCAGTTATGCCTTCAGTGGAACGTTCAGTTACAGTGTAACAGGTGCTGCTGGTAGCACATTGACTGCTGGTGCAACACAGTTGGTATTGACCATTCCTTATGCTGGTGGTTCCAATGTGGCTTATGGTGCTTTGCAAGGCAATAGCGTATATTTCCCTGGTGCAAGTGCTGCAAATATTGTTGTAGGTTTCAGTGTACCTTTGAATAACACCACCATAAGTGTATCTGCAAATAGAGTTGCAGCATCTCTTCCATCTAGTGCTGGATTTGTTAATCGGATTGATGTGCCTTATAAGAGCACAGGCACTGACACAGCTCTAGGAGCAAATAACGTTACCTTCCGCACTGTGGGTGACTTCTTGAGACTATGGAGTCTCAACGGTTAATTATTGTCTAACTGTTTTAGTAAAGTACTTGTATTTGTCCCACAAAGCCTTGTGTTGATCTAGCAATTCAATTGTGTTGGCTCTGATAGGATTGATATCAATTCCACCGCGTCTCACATACAAGCAAGACACCATCAATTCCTCTGGCTTGGCCAAATCATACAGACGCTTGTAGATGGTCTCACAAATCTCTTCATGAAAATGACATTCATCTCTAAAAGATGCAAAGTACTGCAACAAGGAGGTGGGGTTGAGAGCATAAGGGCCCTTGTAATGAATATACACATCACCCCAGTCTGGCTGAGAAGTGACCCTGCAATTGCTTTTCAATAGAGCAGAATGGTAGCGTTGAATTTTCTGTGGATCACCATCCGTCCAGCTCAACAAGGCAGGATCTTCTTTGTAGCCACGTGAACTTATTGTCGTCACATCAATGAGATTCTCCAGTGTGGGGTATTGAGCGTTAGGAAACAGTGGTGGGTAATACATGGCATCATCTACCGCTTTTGTAAGACGAACATAGACCTGTACATCTGTTTCTAATAGCTTGGATAGATCTTCTTGCATCTTGGCTTCCAACTGCTGCAACACACTCACAATGCTGCCATTGAATTTTTCCATGTTGAATGTGTTCATGTACAGCTTGATGGATTTGGATTCCACAATGTACTTGTTGGTGGCAGGATACA